CCTCCGCGAGAGCAAGCCCACGCGGCAGGCGGACCGGAAATGCGAGGCGGGTGTTTTCCGTGAGCGCGCTGCGGCCGCCGAGGGGGCTGGATCCGGCCGGGCGGGCCGCGTGGCGGCGCGCGGTGGCCGTGTTGCGTTCGATCGGGCAGGACCCGGAGCTCTCGCAGGAGCCGCTGGCGGCGCTGGCGCGCGCGCTCGGCGACGTCGTGCGGCTGCGGACGCAGTGGCGCAAGGCCGGGTCGCCGGGAACGACGGCGGGTTCGGCGGGGCAGCTCGTGGCGCATCCGCTGGTGGCGTCGATCGAGCGCGCGGAGCGCTGGGCGCACGAGCTGGGCGAGTCGCTGGGGCTGGATCCGCAGGCGCGGCGCAAGCTGGCGGCGAGCTCGGCCGCGGGCCGGCCGGCGGGTGCGGCGTCGGCGCCTGACCGGGTCGGGTCGGCGCCGCCGCGGCGGCGGTTGAGGTCGGTCAAGTGAGCGCGCTGGCGATCGCGTCGCACTGGGAGGCCTACGCGGAGGCCACGCGGGCGGAGCACTTCGCGTGGTGGTGCGGGCAGCACTGCCGGCAGTCGGTGGACCGCTTCGCCGGCCTGCCGCTGGCGCTCGAGGCCTGGCAGCTGGATTTCATGGGCGAGGCGCTGGCGGAGTCGGCCGAGGGCGAGGCGTACTGGCAGACGGTCGTGCTGGTGCTGCCCAAGAAGAACGGCAAGACGAGCCTGCTGGCCGCCTACGCGCTCTATCACCTCCACGAGGACGAGGGCGCGCCGGAGATCCTGCTGGCCGCGGCGACCGACAAGCAGGCGGGGCGGCTGTTCGATGCCGGCACGCGGTTCGTGAAGTCCGATCCGCGGCTGTCGGCGAAACTGGTGATCCGCGAGCACGAGGGGCAGATCTCGCAGGTCGAGGGGTTCGGGGCGCTGTACCGGCTCTCGGCGGACTCGGGCGCGGCGGCGGGCTGGAATCCGTCGCTGGTGGTCGGCGACGAGTTGGCGGAGTGGACGACGCCGCGCCGGCAGAAGACGTGGGCGGACATCGCGACCGCGGGCGAGCTCGTCCGCGAGGCCGCCAGGGTGTTCGTGATCTCGCACGCCGGCGAGCCGCACGAGCGTGTCAACGGCGTGCTCGGCCAGCTGATCGACCGCAATGAGCTCGAGGGCGAGGTCGAGCGCGTGCACCGGGCGTTGACGATCAGCCGCGATCACGCGTCGCGGACGCTGGTCTACAACTACGACGCCGACACGCGCGACCCGCACGACATCGACGCGATCCGGGCGGCGAACCCGGCGTCGTGGATCACGACCGAGCGGCTGATGGCGCTGGCGAGCTCACCGAAGCTCACGCCGGGCCGGTTCCTGCAGCTGCACGGGTGTGTGTGGGCGGCGTCGGAGGGCGGCTACATCGACCTCGAGGCCTGGCGCGAGCTCGCGCGCGACGCTCGGCTGCGCGCGAGCGAGGAGATCCTGCTCGGCTTCCGCGGCGGCGAGGCGTGCGCGCTGGTCGCGTGCCGGCGCGCTGACGGTGTGCTGTTCACGCTCGGCGTGTGGGAGCACGGCGAGGGCCAGGAGGCGATCGCCGACACGATGGCGTGGGCGCTGGACACCTACCGCGTGGGCGCGGTGTTCGCGTCGGCGACCTCGGAGTGGACATCGCTCGTGGATGGGTGGCGGCGCGAGCTGGGCCGCCGGCGCGTGGTCGACGTCGACGTCGCGCGCCCGTCGCCGCGGACCGGGCAGATCACCGAACGCTTCCGCGCCGACGCCCAGGCGGGCCGCGTCCACCATGACGGTGACCGGCGCCTGGCCGCGCATGTCGCCGCGGCGCGCCTGGCCAGGGCCAAGAGCGCGCCGTACCTGGTGCCGGACGCGCGCCGCGGCACGCCGATCGCCGGCGCGCAGGCCGCGCTGTTGGCGTGGGAGGCGCGGGCGCTGGGCGTCTGGCATGAGACCCGCAGCGAGCCCGGGCGGCTGATCTTCTCATGAGCGACCCGATCGCGTCCGGCGGGGAGAACGTCCTCTATTCGCTGCCCGAGCGCCCCCCGTATGACCCCGAGGACCCCGACTGGTGGCTGGCCGTGCTCTCCGAGCGGATCGTCCTGCGCGCCCCCCGTTTCCGGCGCCGAATCGACTACTACCGCGGCCGGCACGAGCTGATGTTCATCACCGACCGCTACCGACAGGCGTTCGGCCGATGGCTGAAGGATCTCTCTGATAACTGGTGCAGTGTGGTCATCGACGCCGTCGTCGAACGCATGGCCGTCGAGGGTTTCCGGTTCGGCGCTGACACCGGCTACGGGGACGCCGACCGTGACGCCTGGGCCATGTGGCAGGCCAACGCGCTCGACGTCTACTCCGACGACCTGCACACCCTCGTCCTGTGCTGCGGCGAGGCCGCCACGATCGTTGGCCCCCCCGACCCTGATACCGGTGAGCCGGTCATCACCATCGAGAACCCGCTCGAGGTCACCGTCTACGGCACTCCCCAGCAGCGGATCGCCGCGCTCAAACGTACCCGCGGCCTCGACGGCTACATCTACGCCACCGTCTATCTGCCCGAGGCCGACTATCACTACGTCAGCCAGCGGCCCGTCGAGCCCGGCATGGGCGCCGCCGCCAAGTTCGACACCGACGGCAGCACCGAGAACCCGCTCGGCGAGGTCCGCGTCGTCCCCTTCCGCAACGTCGGCGCCGCCGTTGCCGACACCACCGTCGAGCCCGCCCCGTCGGACCTCGACCCGATCATGCCGATGCAGGACACCGTCAACAAGCTCGTGGCCGACCTGATGATTGACAGCGAGTTCGCCGCCTTTAAGCAGAAGGTGTTCATCGGCGTCGACGCGCCCACTGACGACCGGGGCCGCCCTCTCACCTCGACCGAGTCGGCGGCCAACCGGATCATCACTCTCACCAACGAGAACGCCAAGACGGCCGAATTTTCGGCGGCCGACCCGACCGGGCTGATCAAGGCGATCGAGATGCGCAACCAGCAGATCTGCGCGATCGCCCGCATCCCCCCGTACTACCTGCTCGGTCAGTCCGGCACCTTCCCGTCCGGCGAGAGCCTGAAGGCCGCCGAGACCGGCATCGTCAAGAAGACCGAGCGCCGCGAACGCGTCGTCGCCGAATCCTGGGAGACCACCGTACGGCTCGGCTTCGCCTACAAGGGCGACCGCCAACGCGCCGCCGCCTACGCCGCCGAGACCATCTGGGCCAGCGCCGAGACCCGCTCGGAGGCGATGCTCGCCGACAGCGCCGTCAAAAAGCGGCAGGTCGGCATCCCGTTCGAGCAGGTCGCCGAGGACATGGGCTACAGCCCCACGCAGATCGAACGCATGAAGACCATGGAGGCCACCGATGCCGGAACCCACGCCGGCGCCGACACCACCGGCGGAACCACCGAGCCAGCCTGACACCGGCGAGCGCGAGCTCGTCCCCAAGACCCAGGCCGAAGACGCGCGCCGCGAGGCGATGCAGGCCCGCAACCGTGTCCGCGAGCTCGAGGCCGAGCAGGCCGACCTCGCCCGCCGTGCCCAGGCCGCCGAGGACCGCGACAAGACCGAGCTCGAGAAGGCCACCGCCCGCGCCGAACGCCTGGAGAAGCGGATCGCCCAGATGGAGCACCAGCAGGCCCGGCACGAGGTCGCCGCCGCCAAGAGCCTGCCCGTCGAGCTGCTCGAGCCCGTCGCCGCCGGCGACCGCCCGGCGCTCGAGCAGCACGCCGACGCGATCGTCAAGCACGCCGAGCAGATCGCCGGGCGGGCCGTCGAGGCCGCGCTCGCCGCGGCCGAGGCCGAGCGCCGCGGCCCCCGCCGGGCCGCCGACCTCGTCGCCCGCGGCACGCCCGTCACCGAGCCCCTGGACATGAACGACTTCATCCGCGCCGGCTTCCGACGCTAACCCCACCGCAGGACGGCGCCGGCAGCGGCAGGACCGCGGGCGCTAGGGCCGTAACACCGGCCGGACCGGGACGGCAGCACCCCACCCGCACCCGGAGGACAGAGCCATTCCCTACAACAACATCGTTGGCCGCGCCGACGTTGCCGGGGTCATCCCCACCGAGGCCAGCAACCAGATCATCGCCGACGCCCCCAAGACGTCGATCGTGCTGACCTACGGCCGGCGCGTCGCGATGGGCGCCAAGGACTCCTCGGTGCCGATCATGAGCGCCTTCCCGGTCGCCTACTGGGTCAACCCGGCCGACACCGGCCTCAAGCAGACCAGCGAGTTCGCCATCGGCACCAAGAACCTGACCGCCGAGGAGCTCGCCGTCATCATCGTGATCCCGATCACCGTCGAGGAGGACGCCAGCGTCGACCTGTGGGCCGTCGCGCGGCCGCTGCTGGCCGAGGCGATCGGCAAGACCCTCGACGACACCGTGCTAAACGGCGTCAACGCCCCCGCCTCGTTCGTCGACGCCAACATCATCGCCAAGGCCGACGCGGCCGGCAACGAGGTCGTCTACGACCCCGCCAAGCCCGCCGAATCAGCGAGCGGCCTGCTCGGCGCGTTGGAGGCCGACGAGTACCGCGCCTCGGCGATCGTCTCACAGCTCGCGATGGCCAACGCCGCCCGCGTCTCGCTCATGACCGACATCAGCGCGGGCATGACCGAAAACAACTGGTGGGGCGTCCCCGTCGAGTACCGCACGTTCACCCCGACCAACACGCTCGCCGTCGCCGGGGACTGGAGCAAGGCCGTCGTCGGCATCCGCCAGGACATCCGTTTTGAGATGTTCAGCGAGGGTGTCATCCAGGACGGCGCCGGCGCGATCCAGTTCAACCTGCTCCAGCAGGACCTGCGCGCGATCCGCGCCACCTTCCGCGTGGCGTTCGGCGTCGCCCTCCCCGCCGGCCCCGCGGGCCGCTACCCGTTCGCGATCCTCAACAGCACCCAGACCCCGTAAAGAGGGAGGCAATGACCCATGGCCGAGGACAAGCCCAGCAAGCCCGCTGGCAAGCCCGCCGCCAAGCCCGAGCCCGAGCTCGAGCTCGAGGCGCGGCCGGTGACGTTCGCCCAGCGCGGCGAGCAGGAGCCCGAGACCGTCACCGCCACGTTCGGTGAGACGGGCGAGGACCCGCTCGAGGTGGGGTTCGTCGGCACCAAGCCCAAGGACGACTAGATGAGCGAGGACCGCAGCGGCGCGGTCAGGGGCAGCCTGCCGCCGCCGGAGGCCTGGCCGACCGTGGCCGAGGTCGCCGCGCTGCTGCGCGCCCGCACCAAGGACACCAACGGCAACGAGATCGGCACCTTTGACGAGAACACCCGGCCGACCGGGGAGGGCGCCGGCGAGCTGATCGCCAACGCCGCCCAGGCGGTCGCCGGCGAGCTCGCCGCCGACGTCCCGATCGCCCTGTACGGGTCGTTCTCGTTCTGCACCAAGCTCTACGCCGCCTGCCTGATCGAGAAGGCCTACTTCCCCGAGCAGATCGCCACCGCGCGCAGCGCCTACGCGCAGTACTGGGAGGAGTACCAACGCGCCGTCGAGGCGCTCAAGGACCGCCTCCCCGACGCCGGCGACGGCAGCCTGGAGGCCTCCGGGATCGGCAACCTCGGCCTCGTGCGCCCCGGCCACGGCCGCTGCTGCACCAGCGGGCTCGGATCCCCGCCGCAGTTCCCGCAGCTGGAATGCGCGAGTGTCAACTAC